AAGGTTACGTATAGATGGATTTGCCAGTTTATTGGATGCTTATACATCGTATGAAAGAAATATGGACGATTACTTAAATATGATTTAGGGGGTTGAAAACATGGAAATATTAATATTCTTACTGCAAATTATAGGAGCGGCAGTTGCTGGTTTTACTGTATTTTATTGTATAAAACAGTTTATTATGTTGGTTTCTTCGGCAGTTTTATTATATAAGATCAAAAAAATATCAACAAATTTCACTGACGTGGATGAGATTGCAACGAAAATAAAAACAGCATTTAAATAGTTTGCTTCATCATATATTGATTGGGCAGGAGGTGGAAAATTTGAAATGTATTTTGGGCAATGCAATTAATTTTATGAAATATGGAATCAAATTTTATAAAGAAAATAAGCTGGATTTAGTAGTCCTGATTATATCAATTATGGCGCTATGTTTATCAGGTGCAATGTGTTGGCAAGCGATATTCCACTAAATATAAGTGCGATGATAGATATAATAATAGGCGAAATTCGCAATATAAAATCTTTGCGCTGATCTTGATTGTGCTTATGCCTAAGGTCAAAGTAAATATCGCCATGAAGGGTTATTTTGTAAGAACCACTGGCATAGACGTTCTTATCATTGCACTTATCAATACAAGTATTTTCGATGTAATCTTTATCAAGCAAAATATGCATATGATCAGAAAATTGCTCTAATTGAAGATTGGTCAGTAAAGATATTTGATTCATAGCAAGGGCGCGGTGTTCGTGAAAAAGTGTAAGTAAGCCTTCGGAAATAGTATCAAGTTGATTAAAATCTATAATAATCACCTTCTTTCATTGGTGATTATAACACAATTAAAGAAGGGAGTGAAAAACAATTGAGAATTAATTTTAGAAGTATGTTTAAGTCAATCTTTAATGTAGAAGACTTCCAAGGGAACGTGGCTGATAAACCGTATACAATGTTTCGGCAATTGAACAATTCCGATAATGTTTTCATACCGTGGGACGGAAATAGTTATGATGATGCAACCGTTAGAACTTGTATCAATACGATCGCTAAACATGCAGCCAAGTTAAAGCCTAAACATATTCGTCGACAGAACGGAAAAATCATTGAAACAGATAGCGTTATCGATTCACTTTTATCGACTCGCCCGAATGAGTATATGAGTACGTATGATTTTATTTACAAGATCGTAAGCCAATTGGCACTTTATAATAATGCCTTTGTTTATATTAAGAGTGACAGCAAAGGAAATATCATTGGCTTATATCCCTTAAATTATGGTGATGTCGAACTGGTTGAGTTAGACGCTGTTTTGTATTGTAAGTTTAATTTCTTGAGCGCCGGACAAATGGTAATCCCTTATACAGATATCATCCATATCAGAGACCAGTTCAATCGAGAGGATTTCTTCGGCGAAACAAACGAACGCCCCTTAAAATCTCCTCTTAAGATATTGAATACGGTTAAACAAGGTCTGGAAAATGCAGTTAAAAATTGTACAAAATTACGTGGGATTTTAGAAGTAGTCGGCAACTTAAAACCCGGCGATATCGAAAAAATTAACAAGAATTTTGTTGATTCCTTTTTAGATACTTCTAATTCTACAGGTATAGCCACTATAGATCAAAAAAGTACTTTTCATCAGTTGACCAGTGATATCCAAACAGCAGATCATTCACAAATGGAATTTATCAGGGATGATGTTTACAGATACTTTGGTTTGAATGAAGCCATTATCAAGGGGAATTATACCGAGGATCAATGGGCAGCTTTTTATGAATCAATCATTGAACCTATTGCTATAAAATTGTCATTAGAATTTACTTCGAAGCTCTTCACCGAACGAGAAAAGGGTCATGGCAATGAAGTTATATTTACAGCAAATCGTTTGCAATATGCAAGCATGAAATCGAAAACAACGATGGTACAGGCTTTACTGCCGCAGGGGATTATAACGCTTAATGAAGCGCGTGAAATCTTTGGCTTCTCTGCTGTAGACGATGGAGACAAACGACAGGTAAGTTTAAATTTTGTGGATTCGAACAAACAAAATCAGTACCAACTAGGGCAAGCAGATCCTGTTGCTACAGATAACAGTGAGGAAGGCGAAGAAGAAAATGCATAAGAAAGAATATCGTTCAGCAGTCATCAGTGCATCAGAACAGCAAGCAGACAATCAGCTCTTAGTTGAAGGATGTGCCGCAGTATTTGAACAGGCTACTGTTTTAGCTGAAATTGATGGTGTACAGTATAAAGAAATTATTGATAAAGATGCCTTAATCGGTTGTGATATGTCAGACGTTCCATTTAAGTATGATCATAACGATAACTTTTTTGTATTGGCACGTACTCGTAATAAAACATTAAGCCTCACAGCTGATAACATGGGTTTAAATGTCCGTGCCAATCTAGCCGATATCACAGCCGGACAAGATTTATATAAATTGATCCAGCGTGGTGACATAGACAAAATGAGTTTTGGTTTTACCGTAGCGCAAGAAAACTATGATTCTTTAACTCACACCAGACGAATTTTAAGAATTGATAAAATTTATGATGTATCAGCCGTACCCGATCCGGCATATGATGGCACAAGCATTGATATTGCAGATGGTGCTGGCGTGAGTGCGAGAGATTGTTTTTCAGGTTATATTGAAGCAGAGAAAATTGCTAAAGAAGAAGCACAACGCAGAAAATTAGTTTTGCTTACTTTTTAGACCTATACAAACTATAGACCAAGCAAAAAAAGTCTCTTAAAACGAATCCTACGAGGTCACTTTTTGGGCTGATTTATTGAAAATTTAATACAAATCGAACAAAGACACTATTTCTTATAGTGTTTTTAATTTTGCCTTTTTTGACTGGATAGTCAAATCAAAATGGCTGGATGGCTGGCAATATAATAAAAAATTAATTGGAGTGTTCAAAACATGGATAAAAGATTAAAAGAAATTATGGATCGTAAAATTGAGATTCGCAAAGCATTGAAAGATGGTTCCGAGCTGGATCTGGCAGCAGTCGAAACAGAACTCGCGGCTTTGGAAACAGAAGAAGTCGAACTTCGCAGAAAAGGTGAAATTGCTAATAAAATTAACATTGGTGAAGTACCTGTCACAGCGGTACAAAAACCAGAAGAAAAAGAGGTCAGAAAAAATATGGAAGATAAATTTGAATCCATTGAATACAGAAAAGCATTTAAAGATTTTGTTATTAAAAACTCAGATTTACCAGCAGAATATCGTTCGTCTAGTACAGCCGATGCTAGCGCAGTTATCCCGACCACAGTACTAAATCGTGTCATCGATAAACTTACGGCTTCGGGCATGATCTTGCCACTAATCACTCGCACAGCTTATAAAGGCGGTGTTAGTATTCCAATCAGTTCTGTTAAACCAGTTGCGACATGGGTTGCGGATGGTGCTGGATCTACAGTTCAAAATAAAGCGATGGGAACTTTAACTTTTGGCTATTTCAAACTTCGTTGCGCTGTTGGCGTAAGTTTTACTTTAGATAATATAGCTCTTTCCGCTTTTGAAAATGCCATTGTTAACAACATTGCCGAAGCTATGGTCATTGCACTTGAAAAATCCATAATCAGCGGTACAGGAAATGGTCAACCAACAGGTATCCTTGCAGAAACACCTAATGCAAATCAGGTAATATCCGTAACTGCAATTGACTATCCGACCTTAGTTTCGGCAGAAGCAGCCATCCCTATCGAATATGAAACAGGCGCTGTTTATGTAATGACGAAACAGACTTTTGGTGCATTCTTAAGCATGGTAGATACGAACAAACAGCCAATTGCCCGTGTGAATTATGGTATCAATGGTGATGCAGATAGAAGCCTTTTAGGACGTAAAGTAATTCTTTGTAACTATTTACCTTCTTATGCAGCCGCAACAGCTGGTCAAACTTTTGCCTTTATCTTTAAAATGGATGACTACGTTTTAAATACAAATTTTGAAATCGGTATGAGACGTTACGAAGATTACACAACTGACGACCAGGTTATGAAAGCAATCATGCTGGCCGACGGTAAAGTCGTTGATAAAAACAGCCTTGTTACTTTAAATATTCCGGCAGCAGCAGCAAAATAAATAAGACCTTAAAGTGCTCATACCCTTTTCGGGTATGAGTATATTTTTTAAGGGGGACAATAAATAAATGACTTTAGAAGACGTAAAATTATACCTTCGTGTGGATTCAGACTTAACAGAAGACGATACCTTGATTCAATCGTTAATGGCAGCGGCACAAACTTACATTACCAATCAGACAGGAAAACAATATCTTGTAGATGATGAGGTCTGGAATTTGGTGATTAAATTATTAGTAAGCCATTGGTACGACAACCGGCAAATTAATTCATCAAAGCCCGGAGTTTTAAGTGAATATCCTCATAGTGTAACAGCTCTTATTCATCATATTAGTTTATGTAGTGCGTATCCTTATACGGATGGTGAGACCGAATGAACACAGGAAATATGGATAAACGGGTTCAGTTTTTACAATATAAAGATATAAAAAATAAACTTGGCTTGACGGAACAGGTTCCGATAACAGTACTTAAATGCTGGGCGCAGATTGAACCAGTTAGAGGCCGAGAATATTACGAAGGTCAGAAAGATCGAACTGAAAACGCCTATAAAATAATAATCCGATATCGTAAAAATTTAAGTGCGGCCATGCTTATTCAATATCAAACCCATATCTTTGAAATTCAAAATATCGTAGATCCATATATGGCACACGACACTTTGGAAATTTATTGCAATGAGAAATCACGTGGAACGGGTGTTATGTCATGAGTTCGGATGATGGCTTTCAGTTCGAAAATCTTGATGAATTTATGAAGGATATTGAATCTGTAGCGAATGAATATCCGGCAACAGCTGAAAAACATTTACAGAAAATAGGTAATAAATTTAAAAAGATCGTCAAAGAAAAAAGTCCTGATAGTGGTCGCGACCATAAAAACAAACTTAATAAATCATGGAAATCAGAAGTAAAGGGATATCGGGGCGAAGACTTAGTGTGCAATGTCTGGACAACATCACCACATTTTCATTTACTTGATCGTGGTCATGTACAGAAAGATAAAAAGGGCAATATCAAAGGATTTGTACAAGGAAAGCACTTTTTAGAAGCTACTGCACAGGAAGTCGAAGCCAATGTTTTACCTAAAGCATTAGAAAAGTTTCAAAAAGAAATTATAAAAAAATTAGACAGGTAGGTGATAAAAAATGCTTAAACAAACTGCTCTACTATCGGCAATCAGCGCCTTAATAGAAACCAAGTATGCGTATCCAATATATACAAATGAGATTGTAGAGGGATTCTCGCAGCCGTGTTTCTTCATTAAGTTAATTAAAAGAACAGATACCGAATCATTAAATACAAATAGCAATGCCTTAAGTATTATTGTCACCTACTTTGCTAGTCCGGATATCAATAAAGAAATAGCTTATTTGGATATGACCGATGATTTAAATTTGATTTTTGATACAGGTTTTCAAGTTAGTGATCGATACCTGCATGTAAAAAACTTTACAGCAGACCGTATTGGCGAGAAACAGGATATATTGCAAGTCACAATACAAATTGATTATTTTGATAACACAAATCGGAAAGAACAAATTTACGATTTGATGAAAAAACTAAATTTAGCAGAACATATAAGGAGCTAATACAAAATCGTACTAGCTCTTTTGTTATAAGAAGGATGATGAAAAATGGGATTAGGATTACCGTCAATTACGATTGCGTTTAAAAGTACAGCAATTACAGCCATTCAACGGTCTCAGCGCGGAATTGTAGCCATGATTTTACGTGAAGATGACCCGACAACGTTTAAAAGTCCGTACACAATTTACACAAGTACAGATGTTCCGACTACGCTATCAGCGGAGAATCAGGAACAGATTGGTTTGGCTTTAATGGGATATCAAACACCACCAAGCAAAGTTTTAGTCTATATCGAAGCAACTGCCGCCACGACCTACAATGACGTTTTGTTACAGTTGGAAAATGCACGATGGGATTACTTGGTTATTCCAGACATTGCGACAGCGGATGTAATAACCATTGAAACATGGATTAAAACCATGCGGAGTACAAAGGATAAAATGGTAAAAGCCGTTCTACCAAATGCTAGTGCGGATAGTGAAGGTATTATAAATTTCACAAATACAAGCATCACAACAGCCGCAAAAACCTATACGACTGCACAGTATTGCAGCAGAATTGCTGGAATGATTGCAGGTACACCATTGACCATCAGTTGTACATTCGCACCACTCAGCGAGGTCATTGCTTGCGATTTGTACACAAAGGAACAAATGGATACAAAAATAGGTGCTGGTGAATTGTTCGTTATGTTTGATGGCAGTAAATTCAAAATTGCCCGTGGCGTTAATTCACTACAAACAACGACTCAGGATAAGTCAGATAGTTTTAAGAAAATTAAATTGATTGATGCTATGGATCTTATTCATGACGATATCAAAACCACGGCGAATGATTCGTATATTGGTAAGTATTCGAATAGTTACGATCATAAGTGTTTGCTACTTTCAGCCATTCAAGGCTATTTTGATCAGCTTGAACTGGACGGAATTCTTGATCCAAAGAAAAATACCGTGGCTATTGATACGGCACAACAACGCGTATACTTGCTTTCAAATGGCGATTATACACAGGCTGAACTTGCGGCAATGAAAGATCAAGATGTGAATGCAGCCAATACGCGAGACCAGGTATTTTTAGCAGCAGCCATAAAGATTTTAGATGCCATCGAACAAATTAAATTAGGTATTTCAATTTAATGACACGTACTGATTTTTAGTACGTGCTTTTTTATATGAAAAATTATAGGAGTGAATGATATATGCAAGGAATGACAGCGAAGCAAGTCATGAATGGCACACAAGGCGAGGTCTGGATTGATGGCGACTATATGGCGCAAATCGTAGAAATGAAAGCACAGGTAACGATCAATAAGACAGCCGTTTCCATCGTGAAAACGTTAAGTGAACAGTACAAAGTTACTGTCTATACC